TAATTTGTCCAGTGAAAGCATATGCACCGAACGCAGCCATGATACCCATCATAGCCAAACGGCCATTCAGTTTCTCAGCGCGTTCGTTGTGGGGAACACCGTAGGGATGATCAGTCATAATGAGGGGTGGCTCTTTAGCCCAGATGTTAGTGTCGTTCATTAAAATTTCATGTCAGAGCGTGCCAGCTTACCCATAACTTCGTTACGGTATGCCGGATCATTATCATAACGAGGATCGTTCATGGCTCTGACCAGTTCAGCTTGGCTTTGGAAAGCGTCCCGTGATTTAGGAGCTTTACCTTGAATCATGTTACCTTCGTAACCCATAGAATCTTGGTATCGGTATTGCAATGCTTGTAGTGCAAGACGAATTGCAGGAACGTTACCAGTTTCTACAACACTGTCAAATGCAGTGATCTCTTCTTCGGAGAAATTTTCAGCTGCCCAAGAAACTAGCTCGCTGTATTTCTCTTCACCGCCAACAAAGTTCTGAACCTCGTTGACTTGTTGCTGAGTAAGTTCAACACCTTGAGGTGCTTCTGCTTTTTCTACAGTTTCTTGGTAACGGAAGAAAGCTTCGACCACTTCTTTGGAAGACATTTTCTCAAATGCCGCCATGGTCTCTTCACTGAGTTTACCATCGTTCTTTGAGTACTCGTCATTGACTTTCCACAGGAAGTCTACAGCTTCATCAGTTTCACCTTGATCTTGAGAAGTTTCTTCACCTTCTTCAGGTGTGCTCTCTTGTGAACCAAGCTTCTTCTCAAGTTCAATGTAAGCTTTTTCTAGTTCTTGAGCATTCTTGTACTTACCAGCAAGCTGTTGATTAGCTTGGTTAATGAGCTCTTCGCCAATAGCGAGAGACTCAGCTTGATCAGAGTCGATCGAAGCAAGAACCTCAGGGTCGGAACTGGGATCGTAACTTAAAATTTCTGCCATACTTATTCAGTGGGAGGAACAATGTCAGCGCCCATCACGTTGTTAACGATGTCACCGGCATTGGGGTTTTTAGAGGGGTCAAGTAAAGGAGCCTTGAGTGCGTTAGGAACAGCCTGCATCATAGCCATGTCTTGTTCCTGCTGCATCTGTGCATCCATTTCTTCTTGTTGTTGATCCATACTCTTGACAAGATTGAGTACGTCAATACCTTGTGCAGCTGCCAAACGTTTGATAGCTTCATCAGGATTGAGGTACTTCATCAATGCCTCAGGACCAAGGGTCTGAGCAATCGTACCAATGAAGTTGGTAAGTGACTCACGATCCTGTCCGCGACCAAGGGCGTTGATACCAGCAACGATGGTTGGGTTGACAAGATCCTTAGGAATCTTAGGCAGTTCGCCGCTGCGTTGCAGAACCAGGAGCTTACGTTGGAGGTAGGGTTCCAGGAACTCATTGGTCAGCAGGGAGAACAAACCACCAAGCTGTTGCTCTAGTTCCAGCTGTGTCAGGCGAACCTCTTCAGCTGTAGTCCGTTCAGATTGACGGACGTTGAGGACTAGGAATGCTTCAGCCAAGCGGCGCTCAAGCGTCTGCATCATAGTCAAGGCAGTCTGGAAGTCAGCGGTCTTACCCACTTGGATAACACCGATGTCCTCAGGGCGACCTTGAACGATCGCTCCGTTGCCTGCCTGCGCCAGCGTGGCGGGTTTCGTGGTGCTTGAGGGCGATACCACGAAGACTACTTTAGACGCTGCTGCAGAGCCTTCGACGATGGCTTGTGACAGTGCGTTAAGTGACTTGAGATCTCCCAGGAACTCTTCGCACCGACCACGACCGTAGTCTTCACCGTCAACGGAGTTGAACCGCAGGACCAGCCAGGGGCTTGCATCCTTTGGAGCTTTACCTTCGCTGCCAGGGACACGCTTGTCGAAAGCCTCTTGGTACCAGATCCAACGATTGTTGTCTAGTTTTACGTGAGTGTAGATTTCTACATCATCCCCAGTAAGGCTACTGCCATCCATACTCTCATTGGGTTTGATGTCCTCAATGAGCTTCTGGGGTAGAAGTTGTTTACTAATTAGTTCTTTGGTGACGATCTCAATTACGTTACCATTGCCATCACGTTCTACAACAAAACGGTTGAGAGGATAATGCTTAAGACCATCCTTACCCATATAGATCAGGGCGTTACCACCGACCACCAGATGCTTGAGAGCTTGGTGAACAACGACACGATCACTGGAAGCAGCAATCGAATCCATCACCATGCGCTCGATCTTAGCAAAGCTTAGGTCCAGTTCGGAACGCATCTCAGCAGGCAGCTCAGTGCCTAGCTTGTCGTCACGAAGTTGCAGTTTGAAGAAGGTAGTTTGTGGAGGAAGCAGGCTCAGCATAAGCTTAGCTGCCAACGTCACAACACCTTTGGCTCCAACTGCTTGCCAAGGTTGCCGTAAGGTTCGATGATTGGGTGTGATCTCATCACGATGGATGAGGTAAGGAAGAGTTAGCTCAGAGCACTCAACTGCAATGTCAAGAAAATGTTGCCGGTTACTGGTTAGACGATCGTACCTGCTTTTAGCGTGCATTTACTTAACCGATATTTGTACCGCCGGACATACCTTGTCCGACATTGAGAGGGATACGAAGCGATGAAGCACCACGACGAGTGGCAAGGGTACCAGTCTTACGTGCCTTGCGAGCACGAACACCTTGAGTACCAAGCATAGCGTTAGCACTCATCGGAGGAGGAGTGTACTTCTGCTCACCAGGCTTCAGGGCTTCAATCAATGCTTCGTTTTGTTTTTCTTGGGCTTCAAGTTGTGCTGCAAACTCGTTGGCTTGACGAGTAGCCTCACGTTTAGCCTCTTCACGGGCGTGATGTTGACGCCTTCCGCCGCCACACATAGTTAGTCTCCTTCAGAAATTCGAGAGGCAACCCAGTCCACGACACTACGTTGTCCAGAACGATACATGATCTGGTCTAGGTCTGTACCGGGTTGCGGGTTAGTGAGTGGAAAATTATCTTCTAGTTCTGCTAGAAGACCTTCAACTGTCAGTACGTCAAGCGTACTGGGGTAGATTGGGGTTCGCATGTTCAAAGAACGCTGGCATCCGGGCTCGCCGTGTATCAGAAAGTTCCGGGGCTTTGCCCTCATACATCAGGCGATCACTGGAATCCAGCCAAAATTTTTTGTTCAGATATTTATTGGGGTTGTTTGCCTTGAGAGGCTGCAGCACCCAGTTAATAGTAGCCTTACGAAGCTTATCCAGAGACGGAGAAACTTCAAGGTTAAGCTCACGTGCGACCAAAGAGTTGACAGCAACGTGGACTTGTTCGTCCCGAGAAATATCAGCGGAGACAGTCCTCAGTCCCGCATCTCCATTAAAACGGAAAAAGGGGAGTAGCACAAAGAAAATCGCACGCTCGGCAACCAACGCCTTGAGGATCGTGTGATCCGGATGAGCAACCCAAGCGTCGCGGAGCCGTTTGGCTTCTTCCTCAGCTTGTTCATCAACACCCAAGGCGTTGGCAATGTAACCCAATGCAAGGTCGTGGTTCTCTTCGTCTTTGACGTTGGACAAAAGGACTTCCCGCGCCAGCGTTGGTACATCATTGTCTAAAGCATCTGTAATGAAATCACCTACTGGAAGTTCCATGTGCCGAATCGCCAAGGCGCGGTAGATAGCCTCTTCCGCACCTTCGGCAACTTTACCAGCGGTGGTTTGGACGGGTGTCCAAGTACGTTTACGAGATAGAAGTTTTTGATAAGGGTTCATTCGCCGCAATTACAATCAGGAGCAGGATCATTTAGAAGTGACTCCAGGTAATCGTCCACTTCCGACTCGTCCAATGCGGCATATGCGCTGGTCTTGTCTTGCGTGTCACCCATTACCTGAAGCGAATAATAAAGGGAGGTCTGATCAGATGCCAGCCACTCTTCGATAAACGCTTCGTCATAGGTGATCACATCAGACCAACTATTGAAGCTGTAACCATGAAGAAGTCCCGTGCCATCCAGCATCTTCATAATGCCGTTAGCAACACTCATATATGCATCCCAGCCAACTTCCGATGCGATCTCAACTTGACCGTAATCGTAGCTCTGGACGCCAAAGGTACCGCTGTCACGGTCCACCTGGCGGGCGATGGGAGGTGCGATCTCCGGGGTGGCGGTGTAGCCATCCGGGTCTTTGTAGCGGTAGCTGCACGAAGCAGTAGGAGCAATAGCGAATGCACGGTCCATGTTATTGAAACGTGCGATGCTTGCAGCTTGTGCAATACCACTCTTAAATTCAACGGCAAGGGTGATGCCAGGGGTAAACTCTTTAATCTGTTCGCCACTGTTGACAATGGCAAGAGCTTCACCAAACTCTTTGTAAGTTACGCCGTACCTTCGAAGGAGGTTGGCAAGTCCGAGCATCCCCAGTCCGACTTGTCGGTCCGTCTCGGATGGCAGGTACTCTCCAGACTCTCCAACGCCTGTCCGGCTATGGAGACTGCACAGCTCGGACATAC